GCGCCCCGCGTCATAAGTCGCGGTGAAGCCTGAGAGACTGTTAATCGCCTCGATCAGCTCGCGGAGGTTCACGAACTCCGACGGGGTGAACGCGATCTCGCCCGCGATGTCGAGCGTCCCTGTGTAAGCGTTGTCTGTGGTACTCACAGCGATTGACGAGATCGAGCTGTACGTGTTCGCGGTGTCCTGCGCTGTGCCGACGCCCGCGTTAAACGTGAGCGTCTCGGTCGCTGCTGCGCCGTCCTGGTCGAGTCCTGTGATCACGACGCTCACCGCGCTCGCGTGGTCGGTCTCGTTGAGCCCAATGTTCAACGTAGACGACGAGCTCATGTCGGCGACGTTCACGCTCAGCGCGCCGGCGTTCATCGCTGCGGTCTCTTGAGTCCATGAGATCGAGAGCGCAGAGCGAGACGCGCTCAGCGACACGAGAGTGAGGAGCGAGCCCGCGTAGTACAGCGACGCGAGATCTCCGCTCTCGATGCCCTCGAAGGTCTCCTCGATCGAGTCGCGCTTGATGACGATCTTGACTTGATCGGTGTTCATGTTCTCGATGTCGATCGTGCAACGGTTCCCGCTCTCGCCGTACACCGATGATTTGACGCTCAGCGCGTCGCCCCCGTCGGTGTCGAGTAAGATCGCGCTCGCCTGCGTGGTGCTCTGCACGTTCAAGAACGAGAGCGAGTTCACGCCCGCGGGGATGCGGTCGTCGAGTGATGGAGAGAACGCGAGTCGCGCGAGCTGTGCGAGCTCTGGATCCGTTGGATCATACGCGACGAGGTTCGACGCGCTCGTGAACGTGAGCGCCTCGGATTGTTTGAACGAGGGGAACGCGCCGACGATGCAGACGTTTCCCGTACTCGGCTCTTGACCACCGAGCGCAGAGGCGTCGACGGTCGCGTATACCGCGGGACGGAATACGCGGAGCCCGTTTAGATTGAGTGATGACGGCATTTAATCCTCCTATTGATTCGCAGTGAGTATATCACACATCGACGTCGACGCCCCCCGCCGTTCCCGATGCGTCGGTTTGATCGCTCGAGAGCACGAGGATCTCATCGCCAGAGTATACATCAACGTCGAACTCAGCCGACGCGGGGATCGTGATCGAGACGCGTCGGTCCGCTGTGACCGTGACGCGCCGGATATAGAGCCCGAGCTCCTCCGCTGCGAGGTCCTCCTCGGGAGCGAGCCCCGAGGCTCCCCCATACTCGACGAGATGATATCCGGCGCGATGAAGCGCGCGTCGAGCGATCGCGATCGACGCTCTCGTGAGGACATGGTACACGCGCGCCATGTCAGCCGAGCGCGCCATAATGAGCACCTCGACCGTCTCGCGGATCAGATACGAGTCGACGCCTCGCCCCTGGTCGTCTCTCGTGTCGAAGTCACCGAGGACCGTCTGCGTCACGCGCTCATCTTGCGGACTGACGACTAACATCGGAGCCTCGTCAGTCCCTCGCGTGTTGCGTGTCCTGAACAGTGGGTAATGTTGCGAGAGCTCAGCGAACCACGCGCCGAGCACGTCGTCACTCACTCCCGTGAACAGCGCGCGAAACTCAGCCTCGCGCGTCTTGTAGTACGCGAAGCCGGCAGCGAGCGCGCTCTGTGCGTTGAGGTCGAATAACATTAGTACACCTGAGAGATGAGCGTCGGGAGCTCCCTCGAAACGTCGTCCATGATTCGGCGCGGGGTGATCCCTGAGCTCATCCACGCGTCGGGATGTGTGTTCGCGTAGCTCGCTGTGCGCCACGTCCGATACCCGCTCGTCTGCGTGCGCGCTCGACCTCCCGCTCCTCGAGAGTACGTGGACGCGAGTCGCACAAGACCCGCGAGCGGGTCGGTTACATGGTGCGGTTTCAACTTGAGCACCTGCCCCTCGGGGAGTCGCCCACCGTAGCGCGTTCGCCGATTGGGGTCGGTCGTCGTCGCCTGAAGTCTGCGCGCTGCGTTAGCGACCAGCGAGCCGTAGTTCGCCTTAAGATCCTTCGCCTTATGGCCGAAGGGGACGTGTAAATAAAGCCCGCCGTCCTTGCGTCTGCGTATGTTGCGCGTCGACGCTTGGAGTAGATATTTACGGACATCATACGGGCCGGTCGTGCCGATCCCCCCGCTCCCCATCCCCTGCTCGACCATGTGCGCGATGATCGCGGTTGAGGGTGACGCGGGTAATCCGCAGATGAAGCCAGACGGCGAGACGTCGCGCACCTGAAGCGATCGCAGATAAGCAGCGCGCGTCGAGTTCAGCTTGTTGCGCGCGCCCGCGCTCCACTCGGCGAGCACGAGGTCCGCGAGCGTCTGCGATCGACGTCGCGACTCAGCGGGCGAGAAACCTAGCGCGTTGAGTAGCGCGTCCGTGTTCGCTTCGATCTGTGGCATCTCATCACCCCATGAACTCGAGCGAGCACTCGACTTGTATCGGGAGCGTGATCGGCGCCTCGGTGGTGCTCTTACGTCGCCGTGTAGAGTCGCGATGAGTGTGAGGGTGAGAAGCCACATAATAACGAGGACGCGCATAATACGAGACACTATATCGCAGACCCTCCGCGGGCGCTGTTCCGCTCGCGTCGCCGAGTGAGAAATCGATCTCGCCGTCCTCAGTGACGACGAAGTCCTCTCCCTCTGTTAACGAGTTAGCCTCGGCGCTCAAACCGTTCGCGTCGGCGAACTGCAAGCGCAGCACACGCACGACGGTCTCGCCCGTCGCGAGATCCAACGTCCGTGACTGGATCGGATAGCGTACCGCCTCGATCGCGTTCGCCGTTCGTGTCTGTGTCTCTCGAAACACGATCACGGAGTCGACGATCTCGAAGCGATCACCGAACGCGGGGAGGTGCTCGGGGAGCGTCGTGATCGACACCATCCCTCGAGCGTACTCGCCATACACCGCGAATGTGTCTGTCTTGCTCGATCCGGATGTGACGATCGCGCGGATCGTCTGCTCGCTGTGCCAGAAGTAGCCCCGACCGTCGCACAGCGGACAATCGGGTCGAGCCTCGCCTGTCTCCGTGGACGCGCTCGAGTAGCTCAGATCGAGCGTGAAGTCGCTCGCGCTTCGAGCGCAGGGACACTCGGCGCACTGCGCCCACGTCAGGTCGACGCCCTTCGCGAATATATGTTTCCTGAATCGCTCAGGATCGAAGTCGACGCGCGGTCTGACCTTCGTCGGCTCTCTACTAGGAAACGTCGTCATCAGATCACACCGAACTGAGTGACGCGATACTGAGATCGTAGGCCGTTCATCAGGAGTTTGTATTGCTTGTCGAGGCTCTCAGCGCGCGCCGAATAGCCTGAGTACATCGCCGAGGAGGTCGTGTCGATCGACGTGCTCAACGAGTCAACGTTGACAGACTGCGACGCGATACCCGCGCCGAGGATCAGGTCGCCCGCGACATGTAAGAGCAAGAGCGTCGCAGCCTTGATCGCGACGGCCTGTTTGAGATCCGCGGGGAGCGTGTCGAGCGTCCAAGCGATCACGAGGTCCTCTGCGGGTGCGCTCGTTACGCTGAGCGTGAATCCCTCATTCCCTCGACCGCTCACACGGACCGATGTTTGATCCGTCGTGATCTGGTACGAGAGGAGCACGCGCGAGTCGAGCGTGACATCGACGCTCGTCTCCCCCGCGGGGATCGTCGCCGTCCCTGTGCGCTCGTCAAAGCCGGCCGTGTAATCGAATTCGAAATAGGCGGGGATGTAGTCACGCGACTCGTAGATCCCGAAACCGCCCATCAGGGGAACGCCCGCGCGGAAGAAATAAGAGCCGAGTGACTCCTCGCTCGGGATGAGATGGATCTGTCCGTGTGTCGTCGAGGTCGCCGTGATCCACGATGTCGGGACCTCGACGGGCTGAAACGAGCCGAACCTGATCCGCGCAGCTTGAAACGAGATCACGGGGCGCGCGTCGAGTCGGAAAGGCCAATACGAGAATTGACCTTGGCGCTCGGCGTCGTGGCGCTCTCGCGTGACCTTGAACGGCTCGACGTTGATCCCGAGGTCGCTCTCGACGTGTCTTATCGCTGCTTGTATAGATTGGGTGTAGACGAGGTCGGGATAGTCCGAACCGTCGTCGAGCGTGAGGTCGATCCCGAGGAGTGTCGTACTCTTCAGAAACTCGGGAGTGATCTGTGAATAGATACCCATGTGATCGACCTCTCTCGCTCTCAGTCCGCGGAGCTCTGGCGCTTAGTGGCGCGCTTTCGCTTCTTCGCGGGTGCGCTCTCCGTGGGGTCATCGACCTTCGTAAAGCCGATCGATGGAGCCCACAGCTCGAGCGCGTGACGCGCGTAATCGTTCATCTCGACGACGTATCCCTCGCGGTCGATCTTGACCGAACCGCGACCAGAGCCAACGTCGAGCGTACACGCGCGAAGTGTGTCATGATACCAACGCATCAATCAGCCTTAAGCGATGGTGTCGAGCATCGAGCTTGTCGCGGTGACGCCCGCGTTTTGGAGCACGAAGCACTTGTTCGGGACCTTGACGATCGGTGAACCAAAGAGCATCAAGAGGAAAGGCTTCGAGGTCGCCACCTCAGCGAGAGGACGACGGAAGAAATCGAGGAGACGCACGAACTCGAGGACCGTTGGATCGTGTTGTACGAAAACGATTTTCGAGGTGTTCGGGATCACGAGGTTCGCGTCAATGAACGCAGTAGGCGCTCCGCTAGTGTTCGCGATCTCGCCGATCAAGCGACATGTAGCGAAGTCAACCGCGCCCGCGGTCGCTGCCTTCTCCGAACGGTAGATCTTGTAGAACACGGCGTCCGACGCGTCTGCGATGGTCACGGTCACGCTCTCAGTCGCAGCGACCTCAACAGTCGCGGAGTTAACGCCCGCGCTGAATCCGTCGTTGCTCACCGCGACGACCTTGTAACCATAGAAGCCAGCGTCATCACCCGCGAAGCTTCCCGCGGTTCCCGCAGCTGCTACGCTTGAGATGGTAGGACCAGCGGGCGCAGCGCTTGAGCTCGCAGACGCGGGAGCTGCGTATGCGTTGAACAAGAACGGCGCAGACTTGACTG